GCTGGACGCGGCGACGTCGACGATCTACCTGGGCGACCTGCTCGACGGCACGACGTGGGACCCGACGCAATACGCGCAGCGCAGCACCGCGTCGGACCCGTGGGTGTCGATGGCCGTGCTCGACCGGTATCTCTACCTGTTCGGCACGCAGACGTCCGAAGTGTGGTTTGACGCCGGCGCGTTTCCGTTCCCGTTCCAGCCGCATCCCTCGGGCCTGATGGCGGTGGGGTGCGCGGCGCCGTTTTCGGCGCGCGTCGCCGGTAACGTGTTGCTGTGGCTGGGCGCGACCCGCGATGGCGAGGGGCAGGTGTATCGCGCGCAGGGCTTCACGCCGGAGCCGGCCGGCACCTTCGCGCTCGCGGTCGCGCTGGAGCACTACGGGGTGGTCAGCGATGCCATCGGCGACAGTTACACCGACCAGGGCCACACGTTCTATGTGTTAACGCTCCCGACCGCCGGCGTGACGTGGGCGCTGGATGTGACCGCGACGTTGGAGCTGGGGACGGGCCTGCGCTGGACCGAGCGCGGCACCTGGGACAGCGCGCAAAACGCCTACACCGCCGCGCGTGCGCTCTATCACCTCTACGTGCCGCACACGTCGGAGCACCTCGTGCTCGACCGCAACGGCGCAGGCCTCTATCGCCTCGCCGCGAGCGTGGCGCGGGATGTCGACGGACTGCCCCTGCGGCGGCTCCGCCGGGCGCCCGCGCTGTTCAACGACAACGCGTGGCTGACGGTGCCGTCGTTTGAATTGCTCCTGGAGCCTGGCCTGGGCGCCGTCAGTGGGCAAGGTAGCAACCCGCAGGTGTCGCTGGCGATTAGTCCCGACGGTGGGAAAACCTGGGGCGCTGAGCGGTGGCGCAGCGCGGGAGCGCTGGGTCAGTACGGCGCGCGCGTGCGGTGGCTGCGAAACGGCCGCGCCCGGCGCTGGATGCCGGAGATTGTGGTCAGCGACCCGGTGCCGTGGCGCCTGCTGGGAGCCGTGGTGGAGGGCGTGGCGTGACGCAGGCCGCGCCGTTTCCCTACAACGACCCGATTGCGCGGCGCACGGACGGCCGCCTGTCGACGCCGTGGGTGAATTGGTTCACGACGCTGCAGCAGGACGTGCAGGAGGCGCCGTATCGGCTGACCACGGTCACGGTGGAAGGCCAGACCGCCGCCATCGGCGCAACGGCGCTGCCGCTGGGCGCGCTGGCGACGGGCGTCTACCGGGTCAGCTACCTGGCGCGCATCACCACGGCGGCGAGCACGTCGAGCAGCCTGACGGTCACGCTGGGATTCACCAACGGCGGTGTGACCTGCACGCTGGCCGGCGCGGCCATGACGAGCAACACCACGACGACCGTGCAGAGCGACACGGTGCTGGTCGCGATTGACGCGAGCACGCCGTTGACCTACAGCACGGCCTATAGCAGCACAGGGGCGGCGGCGATGGCGTACAGCCTGTGGCTCGTCGCCGAGCAGGTCGACGCGTAATGGATGAGACAAAGGACACATCTATGTGGCCCATCGTAGCGCCAGCCCTGATTCAGGGCGGCTTCAATTTGTTCAGTGGCCTGTTCGGCAACCGGTCGCAGAGCCGGATGAATCAGCAGTCGCTCGCGCAGCAGCTGCAGATGTTTCGTGAGCAGCAGGCGTTTCTGCAGCAGCAGGCCGAGCAGGACCGCTTGCGCTGGGAAGCGCAGCAGGCTGAGGACACGCGCCGCTACAACGAGATGGTGGGGATGCAGAAGGAGCAGTGGGAGGCGCAGCAGCAGCTCCGCGCGCCCTACCGCGCCGCGTCGCGCAACCTGCTGGAGGGCGCGTTCGGCGGTGGTGCCATTAACCGGTATCCCGGCACGCTCGGGAACATGCTGCAGCGAGGCTGACCATGCCCTTCGACATGTACGGTAACTGGTACGACGACGGCTACGAGACGTCCACGGGCGCAGTAGACAACAGCGTTGGTGGTCCGCCGCCCAACAGCGTGTGGAACGACACGACGGGCCGATGGGACACCATCGCGCCAGGGTCGCCTGGCTACGACCCGACGTGGGGTGGCTACACCACCGGCGACCCGTGGGGCACGTCGAAGGGCGACCAGTGGCTCAACAGCGTCTACAAAGCGCAGGGCTGGGCGTTGCCGCCCAAGCCCGGTGACGCGGCAGCCGGCGGCGGTGGCGCCAGCGGGGGCGGCCCAAGCGGCCCGTCGGCCACGGGCAGCTACCAGGACTACTACACCTGGGGCGGCCCGATGGCGCCCGACCTGTCGTGGCTCAAGGACGCGCCGAAGTTTGAGTTCGCGGACTTCACCGCGCCTGGCGCCGAGGGCATGTTCGCCGACCCCGGCTACCAGTTCCGCCTTGACCAGGGCCGCAAAGCGCTTGAGCAGAGCGCGGCCGGGCGCGGCACGCTGCGGACGGGCGGCACGCTCAAGGACATCCTCAGCTACGGCCAGAACATGGCGAGTCAGGAATACGGCAACGTCTACAACCGCGCCCTGAACGCCTACAACACCAACCTCGGGACGGCGAAGGAGCGCTACGCGCCTGGGCTGGCGTCGTGGCAGAACGACCAAGCGGCGCGGCAGAACGCTAGCAACCGTGGGTTTGACCGAGCGTGGGATGTCTACACCTACAGTCACCCGTCGGCGACGACCATCTTCAACGCGGGGCTGAGCTGATGGCGGACTATACCGTCCCATTCGCGCCAAGTGGTTACCAGCGGCCTGAGCGCTACACCAACCCCTATGTCGGCACGCTGCTGGAGCTGATGCAGGGGCAGGCGCGCGCGCAGGCAGCGGCGGACGAGCGGCGCATGGCATTGGCCGGGCAGCTGTGGCAGAACATCGCACAGACCGGGTCTGGCATCGCGCAGGCCATCGCGGACGCGCCCGAGCGCAAGCGGCAGCAGGAGCTGTCGCGCGTGCAGTACGACCAGGTCATGCGGCAGCGCGACATCCAGACGGCGGTCGATAACATGCCGACGGACCTGTCGCAACTGACACCCTATATCAACAAGCTGAAGCCGCATCAGGCCACGGCCGTCATCGCCGAGGCGCGCACGCGCGCAGCGGCGGCCAAGCAGCTCCGCGACCAGCGGCTCGATGAGCTGGGCCTGTCGGCGGCCACCTCGCCGACCTACGCCTCGTTTGTGGACGCGCGGCGGCGTGCGGGCGACCTCACCGACGCGCAGTTCACGCAGGGGCTGGTGGACCGCGCCCGGCAGTTCGAGCAGCCTGGCGCTGGCGACTGGGCGGCGGCTGACGAGGCCGAGCGCCAGTCGGTCATCGCGTCGGCGCCATCGTTCCAGAAAGCACTGATGGAGGCGCAGGGTGCGGCATACGCAGCGCGGCTGAAAGGCGACAAGGTCGCCCCCGGCGAGACGCTCGACCGGCCTGCGCTCCCGGCCTTTGGCGTGCCGAGCGACCGCCTACAGGGCGCCCCGAAGACGCCGACGGCGGAAGAAAACATGATGGCCGCCTACCGCGCCTCGCTGGGCCTAGCGCCTGGCGCGACGTTGACCCCGGCACAGCTGGCCGAGTATCCACGCTGGAAGGCGTCGCAAGGGCAGTCGTCGGCGCCTCCGTCGGATTTGGCGCGCGCGATTGCGCGGTATGCCGCCTCACGGGGGAAGCGGCCAGAGGACGTGACCTACGCGGAAGAACTCACCATCCGCCGGCAGCTCGATGAGGCGGCGCGTGACCCGCGCGCGCCTGTGCTGCCCGTCATCATCCAGGGACAGAATGGCCCGATGGCGGTGACGCGGCCGGTAGACGGCACCGCGCCGACCGCCACGCCGGTGCTTGGCCCGAATCAGCAGCCGGTGCCGCGCACGCCCACGGGCGCAGAGCGGCTGAGCGCGGCGAACGATGCCGCCACACTGGCGCTGCTCACCGACATTGAGCAGTCGATAAGCGACGAGTGGATTGGCCCGGTGGCGGGGCGGTGGGCGCAGGCGACGAAGAATCTGCCGGGGATGGCGCCGAGCACGGCCCAGGCGACGTTCTACGCGAACGTAGCCACGCTGCGGAACCAGATCATTAACCTGCTGTCGGGCACGGCCGTGAGCGCCGCCGAGGAGCGGCGGATGCTTGACCAGCTGCCAGACCCCGCGCAGAACCCATCGGTGTTCCGCGCCAACCTGGCAGCGACCAAGCGGAACCGTGAGCGGCTGTTACAGCTAAAGACGGCGGCCACCGGCGCCGCGCCGCCGCCAGGGACGGAGCAGTAAATGCCCGACTACGTGTCGACCGACCCGCAGTGGAAGAAGCCCACAGGAGACACACAGCGGTATCGCTGGGATGGCACAGGCTGGTCCACTATCGGCGCACAGCCGACGGCCGCAGCACCGCGTCAGACGGTCCCGACGTGGGCTGACCGTGCCGGCGTCGACAACCCAGTGGGACGTGGTGCGCTCGATTTTGCGGAAGGCATGGCGGCTGTCGTGCCGCAAGCTGTGTTCGGCGCCGGCGATGTCATTCGCCGCGTGACGGGGATGCCGCGCGTCATTCAGGAGCCTGCGGTGCAGCGCGCGATGCACGCGCCAGAGAGCACGATGGGCACGGCGGGGAACCTGGCCCCCATGCTCGTCCCGCTGGTGCGCGCGTTGGCCGCCGCCCCCGTCGCGACGTCGGCAGCGATGGGCAGTAGCTATGTCGCCGGCCAGGCAGCCCGTCCGGTGATGGAGGCCGGGGCGCGCCGCGTGGGCATGACGCCCGACCAGGTCGACGCGGTCGGGGACATGGGCGAGTTCGCAGGCGCAACCCTTGGGGGCCTCATGGCGCCGTCAGCCGTGGCGCGCGTGCGCGCACGCAACCCGGTTACGGTCGAGCGTCGCGCTGTGGAGCACGCCGTCAGCCGTGGACTCCCAGTGGACGTTGGCACGGCGACCGGTAACCGTGTCGCCAGCGGCGCCCAGTGGCTCGCCGACCGCACGATTGGGGGCTCGGCGATTGCCACACGCGCCGACGCGCGCACCCGACAAGCCTACGCCCGCGAGTGGGAGCGCGAAGCGGCGCGCACGGGCGTGGCCGCACCGACAGACCCGTTTGCGGTGGGCACACGCGCGCAGCAGGCGCAAGCGCAGACGCGCGACGCGATTGGGCGCGGCTACGGTGCGGCGGCCGAGCAGATTCAGGCCCGCCTGGGGGGACGCGAGACGTCCGCGCGTGGCGCCGGCGCGCAGGCGACACAGGCGCTGACCAGCGCTGTGCGCGACCTGCGGCAGCAGGCCGAACGCGCCTACGACGACGCGTTCACCCGGATACGGGCGGCGCGCGTGCCCGTAACGGTCGGCACCACGCCGGGGCAAGCGCCGCGCCCGTCTGGAGTCCTCGATGCGGCCGGGCGCCCAGTCATGACGGGCGGCACGGGGCCGCAGCCGATCGTGGAAGCTATCGAAACACCGGTCGACATCACCGACCTGAAGACCGCGCGCTTTGTCCAAGAGTTGTGGAGCGACCTGAACGAGCTGCCGATGGCGATGAAGAACGCCTCGCAGGCGTACGCGTCGCTGAACAAGTTGTTGAACGGCCCAGATGTGGTGTCTGCGCGCGCAGCGGAGCGGGCGCGGTCGGGACTGCTAGACCTGGCGCGCGAGGCCGCGTCGGCGGATGTCCGCAACATCAACCAAGGCACTGCCGCCAGCCTCGCCAAGGTGCTGCGCGAGCGCATCGACCAAGCCGTCTCGACACACGCGGGGCCAGAAGCCCTGGCGGCCCTGAACGCGGGTCGCTCAACACACGCCGCCAAAATGCAGGTCGCTGACGTGCTGCAGCAGTTCAGCGAGGAGGGCGTACAGGCATTCAACAAGATGACGTGGACGGACGACAAGGGCGTGGGGCTGCTCGAGCAGGTGGCGAAGGTCGCGCCACAGACGATGCCGCAGCTCGGTCGGACGTGGCTGTCGCAAGCCATTGGCAAATTCACCGATGACGGCGTCGTGAACCTCGACAAGGCGACGGCGCTGCGCGCGTCGTACGCGCGGCTCGGCGACGACACCAAGGCGCTGATGTTTCGCAACCCTGGTATCCGACGGCAGGTCGATGCGTGGTTCGCACAGCTGCCCAAGGGACAAGCGGCGGCCGGGCCGACGCTGGCGACGGAGCCGGCTGCCGTGGCGCGCCAACTGCTCGGTGCCCGCGACAGCCACGCGGCGCAGCTGCAGGCGCTGGCGAAGATTGCGCCCGATGTGCCACCGATGTTGCTCCGCGCGTCCATGGACGACGTCGCGGCTGAGTTCGCGAAGGCGCGCAAGCCTACGCTCGAAGACCTGAGCATGTTTCGGACGTGGTTCAACAGTCTTGGGCCGCGCACGTTGGAGATTGTGGCGCCCGACCCTACGTTCCGCCGCGACCTGGACTATCTCACGCGCGTGATGCAGCGCGTCAGTGACAACCCCAACCGCAGCGGCACGGGATTTATGGCGGCGCTGCTCGCACAGGTGCAGCAGTTCATCGCGGACCCCGTGACGGGCATGGCGGCGCAAGGCGCTGGCGCGGCGCTCTCGGCGATGCTGCGCTCGCCACGCATCGTGCGGGCGCTCGTGAAGGGCGCGTCCATGCCCAACACGCCCGAGGCCGCCAAGTATGCCGGCGTCGTGCTGCAGATGTTGAACGCCGAGATGCCGGCGCAGGATGCGCCTGGCAAGGAGCAGAAGTAAATGGCAACCGGCACCATCATGCCCGCGCCGGTCTTCACCGGCCTCGACGCCAACGGCGACCCGGTCGCGGGCGGCCTGCTTTACACCTACGAGGCGGGCACCACGACGCCGGCAACCACCTACAGCGACGTCGACCTGACGGTCGCCAACGCCAACCCGGTGGTGCTCGACAGCGCCGGGCGCGCGACGGTGTTCCTGACGCCAGGCAACAGCTACAAGTTCCTGCTGAAGACAGCGGCGGCGAGCACGGTGTGGACCGCCGACAACATCAGCACGGTGCCGACCAGCGCCTCGAGCCTCGACGTGGACGGCATCGCCGGCACGACCATTACTGCTGGGCAGGTGGTGTATCTCAGCGACGGCAGTGGTAGCACGACGGCCGGGCGCTGGTATCTCGCGGACGCCAACAACACCTACAGCAGCTCGGCGGCGCTTGCGATTGGCCTGGCGCTCGCGAACCTGACCGCTGGGGACACCGGCAGCATTCGGGTGGGCGGCCTGCTGGCAGAGAACCTGAGCGGTCTGAGCGCTGGCACGCTGTATTACGTGTCGGCGACGGCGGGCGCCCTGACCGCGTCGGCCCCAGCCAACGCGCGCCTCGTCGGCGCGGCGCAGACCACCACGTCTCTGGTGCTCACGCCGCCGCCCGCCGCGCTGCACGCGGCGACGCTGACGACGGGCACGGTGCCGACGGCGCGCCTTGGCAGCGGCACGGCGAACAGCAGCGCCTACCTGCGCGGCGACTCGACGTGGGCCTCGTTCTCTGGCGCCACGGCGGCGTACACCACGAGCGGCAGCGGCACCATCACGCTGGCGTCCAGCAATGGCGCGCTGCAGTTCGTGAATTGCACGGGCACGGCCACGGTCAACCTGTATGCGACGAGCGGCACCGCTGGCTACATCGTGCATGTGAAGCTCACGGGGTCTGGCGCGACCGTGACGCTGGACGGCAACGCGTCGGAAACCATCGACGGCGCCACCACGCAGGCGTTCAGTCAGCAGTATCAATGCCTCAGCCTGCTGTCGACGGGCAGCGCGTGGCTAATTATCTGAGAAGGGCACCACGGCCATGAGCTACGCACCGAGCGTTATCAAGTCGATTCAAACCGGCAACGTTTCGTTCACGGGGACCAATGTGGTGTCTGGCACGGCCACGATTACCTCAGTGGACACCACCAAGTCAGTGGTGTTGCCGCAGGGGTCGTACAAAGCGACGGCCCTTGGCCTGCGTTGGGTCTTGACGAATGCCACGACCGTCACCGTCTCGACCGAAGGCAACAACGGGGCTGGTGATAACTACAAGGGGCAGTTTACCGTCGTGGAGTTTTACTAATGCAGACACGGTATTTCGTCGAAGTGCGCGAGGGCGCTGTGCATAACCAGCTGACGGCCTCGCGCGCGGACTGGTCGGGCGTCACAATCGCGCCCGCGCTGACCGAGGTGAGCGAAGCAGTCTTCGCGACGGCGGTCGAAGGGGCGACGGCCAACGCCGACGGCACCTTCACGCCGCCGCCCGACCCAGCGCCCGTGCGGCGCTTGAGCAAGTTTGCCTTCATTCAGCTCCTGACGCCGGCCGAATACGCAGCGATGTTCACCCAGGCCGACCCCGTGCTCGCGCAGGGTGCCGCGTTGTTTCAAGCGGCCGTCGACCCGTTCAACATTGACGACCCGCTGGTGGCCTCCATGCTGGCCTACTGCGTGGGGAGCGGGGTGTTAACGCAGGCGCGCAAAGACGCCCTCTGGGCGGCCATGCAGGCAGCGGTGTAATGGACTGGCCGGCGCTGATGCCGTTCGTGGTCCCGGCCGTGCTGGCGCTGGCGTGGTTGCTGCGCCTCGAATCGCGCGTGAATGTGCACGAAGCCGTGTGCGCCGAGCGCTACAAGCGGCTGGAGGAGCGGCACGACGAGGCGATTGAGGTCATTCGCGCGCTCGACCGCAAGCTCGACGCGATGGCGTCACGATGAGCCGCGCGCTGGACGACCTGTCGCCGCGCTTCAGGCCGCTCGCAATGGAGTTGCTGGCGCGTACCGTCGAGGCTGGTATTCCAGTACTCGTCGTCGACACGTTGCGAACGCCCGCTGAGCACGCCGCGAACCTCGCCAAGGGCGTGTCGTGGACCGTGCATAGCAAACACCTCGACGGGGACGCCATCGACATCGTGCCCTATAGCCAGTACGACCTGCACGGTCCAGACAAGTTGCAGTGGGATGCCGGCGACCCGATATGGCAGAAGCTCGGCGCCATCGGTGAGCGGATCGGTCTGCGCTGGGGAGGTCGGTTCAAGGACATGGGGCACTTTGAGTATGTCGCGCCCAACGCCGGACGACGAGCCTAGGTTTGTCGAGGTGGGCTACGTCGACGACGACGAGCAGTTGGTGACGCTGCGTGTAACGGCGGATGCGGTGCCAGTGGCGCGCGCGCGGGGCTGGATGGTCTGGGACGACGTCGTGCGGGGCGCGGATACCGTCGCGGCGTCGCAGGGCGATGGGGACGGGGAATGAATCCGGTGAAGCTGTTGCGCGTCTACGCGCGCGCTAACCGATTGCTGTCGCTGATTCAGCAGGGCACGCAGTCGTATGAAAGGACACACACAATGAGCAAGAGCCTGTTCGCGAGCAAGACGTTTTGGTTCAACATCGTCACGGCGACCGTCGAATTGACGGGCGTGCTGCCGGTCCCGCAGGGCGCAGCCACGGCCGTGGTTGCGGTCGGCAATATTGTGTTGCGGCTCCTGACCAATCAGCCGTCGCACGTCCTTCCGCAGTAGCCACGACCCGTGCCACCTTCGACGGCCGGCTGGACCCCGCAGCCGGGCGCACAATCCCGTGCGGCTGGGAGCGTCGAGGGTGGCCGACATTTGCGCGCAAGGCCGGTGCTCGGTTTGTAGACTCCTGTAGACTTTTTAGAATCTACAAATACAAAACAATGCAAAACAGGCCTGTTTCGGAATATTGCATCAGGGCCATGTTTTGGCGATTTTCTCGCTAAAGTTGGCGAAAACGGCCGTATTTATTGGCGCGCCCGGCAGGACTCGAACCTGCGACCCCCGGCTTAGAAGGCCGGATGGCGCCCTGTTAAGTGCCGTAAATACAACTACTTACTGGACAGTGTAGACTGAAATGTAGACTACTTAGAGCTCGGCGGCGGTGTTGTTGGGATGTCTACGGCGGCGCGCAGCCTTGCCGGCACTGCCGCTAGTGCGTAGCGGGCTGTCAGTGACGGGGACGAATGCAGGAGCAGTTCGCCGACGGTGTGCAGGTCTGCGCCGTTTGCATATACGCGTGTTGCGAAGGCGTGTCGCAGGCTGTAGACCGACCAGTCGGCGCGCCCTAGCGTGCGCCGGCACGCGCCCTTCCACGCCTTGTTCAGTGAGCTATTAGAAAACGCACCCCACGCGTTGTGGCGCGCCAGGTCGCCCAATGCGCGCACCGCGTCGCCCGACAGGGGCAGTGTCCGTCCTGGCGCCCCCTGGCCCTTTGAGCGCCCTCGAACACGCAGGCGCCCGTGTGCCGCGTCAACGTCGTCGGCGGTGAGTAGGCCAACTTGTTTGCTCGGAAGCCCCGTGGCGGCCAGCACGGCGAGCCGCGCGCGCGTCGGCGTGTCGCGCATCGACGCCAGGGCTCGCTGAATGTCGCTATACGTTATCGACACGGGCTGGGGTCGCGGCTCGCGCATTCGCGGCACGTCGCGCACCGGATTGTGAGCGCTCTTGCCGTCAAGGACAGACCAGAGGTGCTGCAGGGCCGTCCGCAGGTGATTGCAACTCGATGCTGACAGCGTGTGTCGCCATGTCTGCAGCTGCGCGCTGATTTCAGCGGAGGTCAGGCTGGCCCGCTGGCGCGCGCCCAGTGCGTCCACCCATCGGCCAATGTGCCGCTGCCTGTCGGTGAATGTCGGCATTGCGCGCACGGCGGCGAGGTATCGCACCGCGTCGTCACGCAACAAGCCGCTGCGGCGGCGCGCCGTGTCGTGTCGGTGGGCTATCTGCTGCTCAGTCAGCCACCGCTGGCGTATTTCACGCGACGCCGTCGCTGGGAAGCGCTGCTGATAGAGCACCCCGTGGATACGCACCTGGCACAGCCAGCCATGCGGCGTGCGGTAGCAGCCCTTCATGGCCGGCCGACGCGCAATTCGCGCAACAGGCTCTCCAGCATCGCCTCAACCACGGCGGCGGCCTCCGGGTCGAGCTGCGCCAGCTCTTGCGCCAGCGCCACCACGTTTGTGTGCCGCAACGGCAACGGCGACGAGCTGGCCGGCGATAGCGGCAAGCCGTTCAAGGTCGGCGCGCAGTTGGGCGTTGTCGGCCTCAAGGGCCGCGAGGTGAAGGGCAGGACGCGAGGGACCATCAGTAGCCATCCCATGAGTAAAACGGCAGCCTAACTCGCGGCCGTCTCTAGTAGCGAGGGATTCTACAAGCACATTCAGCAGCGCGCCAAGCGGCTCTCCCGTCACGCGCGCATACGCGATGAGAACGGGCCACGGCGGCAGCGTTCGACCACGCTCCCACGCCTGTATCGCGCCGCCCAGTTTCATCGGGAGCGGACAGGCCGCGCGGAGCTGCTCGCCGAAGTCGGCCCGCGACAGTCGACCCCGCAACCGCTCTAGGTGTTTTCCGAAGGCGGGGGCGACGAGGGAGGGAGCTGGAGGCATAGCAGAAGAAAGCATATCCCCATGTGTTCACCTGATGGAAGCGCTTTAGTCAAATTGCATACTATTGCCTAGTTGGCGTAGGCAATTTGGCCTATCGTTATCGACACGGAGCGCTATGGAGTGCATCACGTGCGGGCGCGTATCGCCCGCTGACCGGGAGACGGGCTACGACGCCGACGACCAGTGCCTAGCGTGCCGGGACGCGGAGGACCAGGCCGACGCCGAGTGGTGGGCGGGGCAGGCCGAGGATGAGCAGTTCGAGGCATGGAGAGAGCGGGAGGTGTTCGGTGAGTAGTGAGGGGTATCTCAATACGCGGCAGGCGGCGGCGTATGTCGGCACGACGGCCGCTGGGTGGCACCGCACAGCAGTGACGCACGGGGTGCCGAGCGTGCGGTACGGCACGGGGCCGAAGGCCCGTCGGCTGTATCGGCGGGAAGACATCGACCGGTGGCTGGAGAGCTGCCGCCAGCGTGTCGAAGCGGGGGTGCGCGCATGACGACGCTGGCCTCGACGGTGGCGCATCTGCAGCGCACGGCGCCTGAGGTGGCGGCGTTCATGGCGGTAGCCGGGGCATGGCTGCTGCTGACGTGGCTCCTGTGCGCGGCGTGGGACGCGCTCTGGCGGGCGGTGCGCCGATGACGTCGCTCATCAGCGAGCTTGTCTACAGCAACTACCGCTTCAACCGGGACCGGTCGCCGCACATTGCGGCCCAGCGGTGGGTGCGGGTGTTTGGCGACAGCGCGGTGGCGCTAGAGCAGCGGTATCAAAACGAGGTGCGCGTGCCGGTGGTGGGCACCGACACGCGCGGCTCATTGACATCAGGAGACGACAAGTGAGCACGACGAGTGTAGCACCGGTCGCGCAGCTGGCCGCTGCGTTGGCGAAGGCGCAGGCCGAGGTCGGCGGCGCGGCGAAAAGCAAGAAGAACCCGCACTTCAAGAGCAGCTACGCGGACCTGTCCGAAGTGTGGGACGCGTGCCGCCCGGCGCTCGTCAAGCACGGGCTGTCGGTCGTGCAGATGCCGTCGGCGGATGGGCAGCGCGTCACGGTCACGACGCTCCTGCTCCACGAGAGTGGGGAGTCGCTGTCGTCGGCGCTGACGATGACGGCGGCGCAGGACACGCCGCAGGCCATCGGTAGTTGCATCACGTACGCTCGCCGCTACGCGCTCGCGGCCATGGTCGGCGTGGCCCCCGAGGACGACGACGGCAATGCGGCGTCGGCGCCAACGTCGCGGCCTGCGCGCGCGCCAGAGCCGGCTGGGTTTGCGGTCTGGTGGCGAGAGTTCGGCGCAACAGCCACGACCGGCTACGCCGCGCTGCAGAGCGCGTGGAGCGCGGCGCCAGTGGAGTTCCGCGCATACGCGCAGCAGGCGCACGCCGAGTCGCTGGCCGATCTCAAGGCGGCGGCGAGGGAGGTGGCGGCATGAGGCACGTCATTGAACAGCGCACGCACGAGTGGTTTACGTTGCGGCTCGGGCGACTCACCGCCAGCGATGCCAAGGACATGCTCGCCACTATCAAGAGCGGCGAGGCAGCGGCGCGCCGCGACCTGCGGATGCGGTTGGTGTGCGAGCGGCTCACTGGTCAGCCGGCTGAGGATACCTACACCAATGCCGACATGCAGCGCGGCGTCGAGCTTGAGGGCGCCGCGCTCCAAGCCTATCAGTCGCGCACGGGCCAACTGGTGGACACCCGTGTGGGCTTTATCTCGCACGACGACTGCGCCGCCGGCTGCAGCCCTGACGGAGTCATTGAGTGACCGGCCTCGTCGAGATTAAGTGCCCGCGCCCTGCGCGTCACGTCGGCTATCTCAAAGCTGGCAGCGTGCCCGCTGAGCACCGCGCGCAGCTGGTGCATCAGCTCTGGGTCGCTGGGCCGCAGGTCCAGTGGGTGGACTTCGTCTCCTATTGCCCCCAACTGCCTGAACACCTGCAGCTATTCATCGTGCGCCTAGAGCGCAACGAGGACGAGATTGCCGCCTACGCCGCCAAGGCGCTGGCGTTTCTAGAAGAAGTGGACACCGAAGTGGAGGCGCTGCTGCGCCTCAAGGAGCAGCGATGAGCGAGCAGAAGCAGTACGCCCCGGCGTATTGGGTGCGTGAGCGCACGAACAAGTTCGACGAAGTGGAATTGCGCGTGAGCGTGGGCGCGGAGTTCTTAGACTGGGCGCGCCAGCACGCCGACCTGAAGGGCTACACAAACATCATCGTGCGCCGGAAGCGCGATACCAGCGACACGACTAAGCCCACGCACTATGCGGTCCTCGACACCTGGAAGCCCGGCGACACCAGCGGTCGGCGAGCCCCCGGTGGCAGCCCCCGGAGATTCGATGACGACGCGCCCTTCTAGTCAGCCGACGCTCTGGTCGTCGCGCTCGGGCGCCGCTGACGTCGACGCGCTGGTGCGCGCGCTCGCGCACAAGGGCTGGACGACCGCCCGCGAGCTGCGGAGCGCGGGGTGGAACGACCGCGAGCTGCGCGCGCTGGCGAGCGCCAGCGGTGGCCGGATTGTGAGCGGCCAGCAGGGCTACTGCCTCATCGAGGAGGCGACGGTCGAGGAGGCGCGGCACGCGGCGGCGTGGCTGCGTCACCAGGCTCAGCAGATGACGCAGCGCGCGTTCGAGATTGAGCGCGCGATGCACACGCGGGTGACGTCGTGACGCCGTGGCGGTGGCTGCGGGTGTGGTGGCGTCGGCGGCGGCTCCGGCGCGACCTGCAGGACTGGCTTGACGAAGGCAACAGGAGGCGGAGGTGACGCGTGGACGACAGGGTGTCGATGGCTACCGCGCGGTGGTGGGCCGAGCGGGAGCGGAGACAGGGCGTCGAGGGCGTGGCGTGGGCGTGGCCCGTTGGGAATTGCGACCGCGCGGCACGCGCGCGGACGAGCCGCGAAGCGCCGGCAGCTGGTGGACCACCGCGCCGCAGCACGGATTTACCAGCCTCTGCCAGTCGCACGAGCCGCGCATGACCCAGCGAGGCGTCCGCTACTACGCGGACCTGAGCGATGAGGTGAAGAAACGTCGTGCGCTGCTCTAAGCCGCCGCTTGAGAAGGTCGAGCAGCAACACATCGTGCAGCTACTGCGGACGTTCGGGTGGACGGTATATGTGCTCGGCCATCCGTCGCCCGCCGACGGCCGGAGCCATCGCGGCACTGGCCAGACGCCGGGTGTGCCAGACCTGCTTGCGTTCGGGCCACCACCGGCCCGCCGCCAGGTGTGGATTGAAGTCAAGCGTGAGGGGCAGCAGCACCGGCTGCGCCCCGCGCAGGTGGCGTTTCGTGAACTGGCGATCGACGCGGGGGTGGGCCACGTCGTCGGGACGCTGAACAACGTTGTGGGGTGGCTGGTAGAGCACCGGTATATCACCGAGCGCCAAGTGCCCTGGTATCGCACACAGGAGACGAGATGAGTATTTCTGTATCGGTAGAGATGGTGACGCCGACGCTGCTGCGGTTGGCTCAGGGCGAGCGCGTCGAGGTCTGAATGGCGCGCATCCGCACGATTAAGCCCGACCTGTTTCGGCATGTTGGGCTCTACCGCGCCGAGGTCGAGACGAAGCTACCGCTGCGCGTGGCGTTCGCCGGCCTGTGGACGGCGGCGGACCGCGAGGGACGGTTCGCGTGGGTGCCCGAGGCGCTGAAGCTCGACTGCCTGCCCTACGACAACGTGGACTTCGCACGCGTGCTCGACGCGTTGACCACGCGTGGGTTTGTCATGCGATACGCGTCAGGTGGGCGCGAGTACGGGTGCATTCCCTCATGGCACCGGCATCAGGTCATCAACAACCGGGAGAGCGCGTCGACTCTCCCGGTCCCGCCTGCAACCCCCGACGATGCCGACACTTCGACGCGTGCCCCACGCGTGGACGACGCGTGCCCCACGCCTCTTGTGCATGCACAAGGGGAAGGGAAGGGAAGGGAAGGGAAGGGAAAGGAAGGGAAGGAGGGGGCCGTCGCCGCTGACGCGTCGCCGTCGCCGGCGCCGGACGAGCCAGCGGTGCTCACGTTCCCGACGCAAGGCTCGACAGCCAGCTGGCCGCTGACCGCGCCGCAGGTGGCGTCGTGGCAGCAGCTCTACCCAGACCTCGACATCGAGCGCGAGTGTCGGCAGGCGCTGGCCTACGTCGAGGCCAACGGCCGCAAGACCGCGCGTGGCATGCCGGCGTTCCTCGTCAACTGGTTCAACCGGTCGGCGCGGATGGGCGCGCGTCGGTCGGCGCCGGCCAAGCGGGTCGACAGCTGGGATACCTGGCGCCCCAGCGACGAGGCGGCGTCGTGAGCTTCGCTGAGTTGCGTGACGCGCTCGCCGACCTACGTGGGCTCCCGTTCGCGCCGGCCGACCTCAACACGCACTGGTTGGGGCTCAAAGATTTGCCCGAGCCGGTGCTGCGCGCGGCCGTGCGGGAGGCCGCTCGACGCTGTGAGCGGTTCCCCTCGCCGGCCGAGTTGCGGCAGTTGGCGGACTTAGCGCCGGCCGCGCTGCCCGACGTGCCGAGCCTGGTCACGCCGCTGGCGGAGCCGCAGGTGGTGGGGCATCTGCCAACGGGGCGCGCGATCGTGCAGACGGCGGTGTACGCGCCGTGTTGTGCGACGTGCAACGACAGTGGCTGGGCGCCGACGACGATGTGGCACACCAAAGATGGCACACCGGTGCCGGGTGGGGCACCGGCGGTAACGCGGTGTGGGTGTTGGGCGGACAACCCGGTGCTGGTGCGACAGCGCGCGCAGCAGGCGCGCTACGCGCAGCAGCGGGTCAGCGGCAAGGGACGAGGTGGTGAATGAGGCAGGCGTACACGGTGGTGTGGTCGGGGCGGTCGTCGCTCCATGAGCTCGTGGGTGATGACGGCAGTGGGTGGCGTAGCCGTGGCTACGTGCTGCGCGACGAGGGGCTCGGGGGGTTGGGCACCTCCCCGTCGACATCGGCGCGTGGCGGGCCTGGGAGAGGCCATGTTGGGCCTCGCCGGTTCAGTGAGCAGGTGTGCGTGGGTTGCCGAGCGCATCTGTCGCTCGCGCGCGTCAACGAAGGGCGCGTGCGGTGCGAAGACTGCACGCAGCAGTGGCAGCGTGACCGCGTAGTGGCGCGCGCGCAGTTGGTGGAGCGAGTGGCGCAGGCGCTGCGCGGGGGCACGTCGCCGAGCGGGATTGCGCGCCAGTTGGGCGTGGGCTACGCGACGGTGCGGCGCATCGCCATCGAGCTGCGGGACCAGGGGGCGTTGCGGTGACGCGCCGTCGAGGGGTGCCGTGCCCGGCGTGCGGGGCGCTCGGGGCGCGGGTGGTGCATTACCGGGTCACGGCCGAGCGCGGCGTGACCCGTCTGCGCGAGTGCCGCATCTGCCGGCAGCGCTATCTGACGCACGAGCTGCCCGGTGCGCTAGTGCGGGCGCCGCGCCGGAACCTGAAGGACTAAGCGTGGCAGCCTACTACAACGAGCATGACCCCTTTGCCGCGGCCTGGTTGCGTGAACTCATCACAGCAGGGCACATCGCGGCGGGAGATGTAGATGAGCGGTCAATTATCGATGTTCGGCCCGACGATCTCCGAGGGTACACACAAGCCCACTTCTTCGCCGGGATCGGGGGATGGTCCTACGCCTTGCGGCTCGCCGGATGGCCCGACGACCGGCCAGTCTGGACCGGCAGTTGCCCCTGCCAGCCCTTCTCAAGTGCGGGCAAGCAAGCCGGCACCGACGATCCGCGCCACCTTTGGCCGGCGTGGTTTCGCCTCATCCGCGAGTGCCGCCCTCACGTCGTCTTTGGTGAGCAGGTTGAAGCAGCGATTAATCACGGATGGCTCGATCTGGTTTGCGATGACCTGGAAAGAGAAGGCTACGCCGTCGGGGCGGTCGGTCTGCCTGCTGCGAGCGTCGGCGCACCGCACATCCGGCAGCGATTGTGGTTCGTGGCCGACCGCGCAGAGCAGGGACGGGAACCAGGGCGGGCAAGTAAAGAGGGCAATGGGCGAGACTCGGCACGGGAGCAATCTGGACGATTTTGCACTGCTGGCGAGTTGGCCGACGGCGACCGTCGGCGATGCGAGCAACAGCCGCAACAGTACGGCGACACGGCGCAGGATTCCGCCGACTGGTATCCACGCGGGCCACACGCTGGTCGATGCGGCGAGCTTGGCGACGTGGGCCACGCCGAGCAGTCGGGACTGGAAGGACTCGCCGGGGATGGCGACGGAAGCCACGAACCCGGACGGAAGCACACGTGCGCGGCTCGACCAGTTGCCGCGTCAGGCTGGTCTGACCTCGAATGGCTCGCCTGTCGAGACGGCAAAGCCCGGCCAACTGAACCCGGCCTTTTCCCGCTGGCTCATGGGATACCCGCCAGAGTGGGACGACTGCGCGGGTACGGCAACGCCATTGTGCCGCCGCTTGCCGCGGAGTTCATCAAGGCGTATAGGGAGGTCTTAGGTGAGGACTTGCACGGCCTGTAACGAGACGAAGCCACTAACCGAGTTCTTCCGCGACCGCAGTAAGAAGCACGGGTATATGGCGCGGTGCAAGCCCTGCAAGACGTCAGCTCATAAGGCATATGTCACGGCAGTCGGCTATGACCGGAAGCGATACTGGGCCAACCGCGATAGCGAACGCGAGCGCCACCTCCTGAAAAAGTATGGGGTCACGTTCGCGGACTACAACAGGATGCTGGCTCAACAGAATGGATGCTGCGCCATCTGCCAGCGGCCCGAATCCCCGCAGAGGATGTTTGACGTGGACCACAACCACCAAACGGGTGAAGTGCGCGGGCTACTCTGCACATCTTGCAATCGCGTTCTTGGTCACGCCGGTGACTCGCCGGAGCGGCTGCGTGCGGCGGCTGATTACTTATCGCCCCGCAAGTCGCGGCGGAAGTAATTCGCGCATACGGGAGTCACCGTTGAAGACTAACCCTTGACAGCGAAAATGCGGAGGGGTCGGCGGGATTTTCGACATATCGCGGGGGCGCCATAGGCAGAGCGGGCGGCGGTCTGTAGGCTGCGAGCGTGGGCTCTCATCGCGCGACCGTCGACGCCGACGGCCACCTGCAGCTGCGCGACCGCGCGGCGTTTCGAGCGGACCTGGCGGGGCTTGCCGGCCAGCCCGTGGAGCTGGTGGTGCGCTCGGCCGCCCGCCGCAGCCTGCCCGCCAACAATCGCTACTGGGCGCTCCTAACGGTCGCCGCGCGCAGTTTGGGCTGGGATGACGGCCCCGAGGCGCTGCACGAGGCAGTGGCGCAGCAGTTGCTGGCCCTACCGGTCGACCCGCGCACCGGCCTGGCGCGACGCCAGCGCACCCCCGCGCTGCGCTCGGCGCAGTTTGCGGAGTATGTCGACACGGTCGAGGCGTTCCTCACCCACCTGGGCGCTGATTTGACCGGCTGGCAGGACGAGGTGGCGGCGTGAGCTGCGCGACGGAGGTGTGCGTGCCGGAGACGTGCGCGCTAGTGGGCGGCTGCGTGCCGCTCCGGTTTTGGCGGGACATCGAGCTGCAGCGGCAGGCCGAGCAGGCGCTACAGGTGGCGCCGCCGCGCAGCAAAGTGCAGCGGACTGCTGCCCGTCGGAGGCGCGCGTGACGCCCCCGAATGCCGGCAAGGGCCGCGTCAAGGGCGTGCCCAACAAAATCACCGGCGAGGTCCGCGCCATGCTGCTGGAGGCGCTCGACCGCGCCGGCGGCGCCGACTATCTACTGCAGCAGGCGCAGGCGAACCCCAGCAGCTTCATGGCGCTGGTCGGCAAGTGCCTACCGACGAAGCTCGAAGGCGACGCCGAGGCGCCGGTCACGATTGTGGTGAAGCGGCCGTGGTGACGCTGCGGCCTGGCTCATATCTTCTACACGAGGACGCCGCGCGTCAGCAGCAGGTGTATCTCGTGCGCGCCGGCCGCCAGTGGGCGCTGCGCCTCGTGGAAGAGGGCGAGGTGCTGCTAGAGCGGTCGATTGACGACGCGGCCGACGATCTCATCTTGCAGGAGAGCGGGCGCCTCCTGGTGCTGGAGCTGATGACGCCGGCCGGTGGCGTGCAATGACCGAGGTGGAGATGGACCTCGGCTACGCGCCACGCCCGCAGCAGGTGGCCTTGCACCAGGCGCTGGAGCAGCACCGCTTCGTGGTGGCCGTCTGCCACCGCCGCATGGGGAAAACGGTCGCGGCCGTGCATCACGCGGTGTTTGTCGCGCTCGAAAGCGCGCTCCCGCGCACGCGTTGCTACATTGTGCTGCCGACCCGCCTGCAGGCCCGGCAGGTGGCCTGGGATTACCTCAAGGCGGCGACGCGCGATATTCCCGACGCCGAGCAGCGCGAGAGCGACCTGGCGGTGAACCTGCCCAACGGCGCGCGCGTGCAACTGGTGGGCGCCGACAACCCCGACGCGCTCCGAGGTATCTACGCGGACTTCGTCGTGCTCGACGAGTTCGGGATGCACCAGAACAACGTGTTCTCTGAAGTGCTCCGTCCGGCGCTGGCTGACCGCAAGGGCAAGGCGTTGTTTCTGGGCACGCCCAACGGACGCGGGCCGTTCTACGACATGGCGCAGCACGCGCAGCGCACCGACGGCTGGGCGTATCTCGAGTTCAAGGCGAGCGAAACGGGCCTGATTGACGACGCCGAGCTGGCCGACGCGCGCCGCAGCATGACAGCGGACGAGTATGCCCAGGAATGGGAGTGCTCGTTCTCGGCGGCCGTGCGTGGCGCCATCTACGCGCGCGAGTTGGAGCAGGCCCGCACCGACGGGCGTCTCACGCGCGTGCCCGTGGACCCGGCGCTGCCGGTCGACACCGACTGGGATCTGGGCATGGGCGACGCGACCAGCATCGTGTTCACGCAGAGCCTGCGCTCGGGCGAGGTGCGCGTCGTCGACTTCTACGAGGCGAGCGGCGAGGGCTTTCCGCACTACGCGCAGGTGCTGCAGCAGCGGGGCTACGCCTACGGCACGCACTGGGCGCCGCACGACATCGCCGTGCGCGAGCTGGGCACCGGCAAGAGCCGCCTGGAAGTGGCGGCCAGCTACGGCCTGCGGTTCCAGGTGACGCCGCGCCTCACGGGTGGGCACAACGAGGTGGAGGACGGCATTCACGCCGCGCGGCTCCTGCTGGCGCGCTGCTGGTTTGACGCCGAGAAAACCGCGCCGCTCATCGACGCGCTGATGCACTACCGGCGCGACTACAACACGCGCCTGCAGGAGTTCAAGGCGACGCCGGTGCATGACTGGGCGTCGCACGCGGCGGATGCGTTTCGTGGCCTGGCCGCGCGGCACAAGACCCCGCCGGCCAAGCCGACGCGGACGGTCGACGAGATGTTCGGGGGCACGGTGGCGCCCTCGCAGTGGAGCTGGGCTTAATGGCTGAGAAGGACGCACAGACGGTCGCGGACGCAATTAAGCGGTTCAAGCTCTCGCGCGATGCGTATGAAAAGCAGCGCGACCGGGAGCGCGACGACCTCGCGTTCCAGGTGCCCGAGCTGCAGTGGGATGCCGAGAGCCGACGCGCGCGCGAGGGGTCGGTGGTCGGGAATGTCGCCATCCCGCCGCGCCCGACGCTCAGCATCAGCAAGCTCGACCAGCCCATCCAGATTGTGCTGAACCAGCAGAAGGCGGCGCATCTGGGCGTGAACGTGCACCCGGTGAGCGAGGACGCCAACGCCGACACGGCGGCGATGCTGCAAGACCTGTATCGCCATATCGAGCGCGACAGTAGGGCGCAGTTGGCGCGCGGGTGGGCGTTCGACCGGGCCGTCAAGGCGGGGATGGGGTTCTACCGCGTCAACACGGTCTACGACGAGCACTGCGGCAACCCGTTCGACCAGAAGGTGGTGATTGAGCGCATCCTGCAGCAGGAGCAGGTCTACCTCGACCCGTCGGCGCAGATGCCCGACTGGTCCGACGGCGAGTATGCGTTCCTCTGCACCTGGCTCAGCCTCGACAAGTTCAAGCGCGAGTATCCCAAGAGCGCCCTCGCGGACTACGACGACCAGGCGCTGCGGGCGCTGGTGCGCGAGGTGCCCGACTGGGTGCGCGTGGACGGCGGCGACAAGAACGCGGTGCTTATCGCTGAGTATTGGCGCGTCGAGCAGGTGGCACGCGAGTATGTCGGCCTGGCCGATGGCCGCGTCGTGTTTGCGGATGAGCTGACGCCCGAGGAGGCCGCGCTGGTGCCGGCGGACGCCCCGCGTCGTGCAGTGAAAGTGCCGAAGGTGTGGTGGTCGGTGATGAACGGGGTCGAGGAGCTGACGGCCCCGCAGGAGTGGAACGGGCGCTACATCCCCATTATCCCGGTCGTCGGCAAGGAATTGCAGCCGTTTGACGGCGAGCGCCGGTTCGTCGGCATGATTCGCCCGGCCAAGGACGGCCAGAAGCTGTTCAACTTTGCGGCGTCGAACGCCGTGGAGATTGCGGCGCTGGAGCCGCGCGCCCCGTTCCTGCTGGCCGAGGGTCAGGACGAGGGCTACGAGCAGATGTGGGCGCAGGCGAACACGCGCAACTTTCCCACCCTGAAATACAAGCCCACGACCATCGCCGGCCAGCCGGCGGCGCCGCCGCAGCGCGTGCCGGTCGACGCCTCGCGGATGAACACGTCGATGGCGCTGATGCAGCAGGCCGACTCGTTCATCCAGTCGACCACCGCTGTCTACGACCCCTCGCTCGGCCGCATTAATAGCGGCGAGCGCAGCGGGCGCGCGTTGCTGGCGCTACAGCAGCAGGCGGACACGGCGACGAGCCATTATCTCGACAACCTGGCGTCGATGGCGATGACCTACGAGGCCAAGGTCGTGCTCGACCTGTTGCCGCGCATCTACGACCGCCCTGGCCGCATTGTGCAGCTGCTCGATGGCGAGGACGACAGCCGGCAGGTGATGGTGAACGCGCCGTTCGTGCGGGACCGCGAGGGGCGGCCGCGTCCCGCGCCGATGGCGCCGATGGGCGGCCCGACGCGCGGGCCGGGGCGCGTGGAGCAGTACGACCTCTCGCGCGGCGTCTACAACGTGTCGGTGACCATCGGGCGCAACTACCAGACGCGTCTGGAGCAGGGCGCCGAGGAGATCGGGCAGGTGCTGACGGCCGCGCCGGCGCTCATGCCCCTCATCGGCCCGATTTACTTCAAGTTCCGCGACTTCCCTGGCGCGAAAGAAATTGCGGAGATTCTGAAGAAGCAGCGCGCGCAGATGTTCCCGTATCTAAACGACGACGACGCGCAGGGGCCGCCGCCTGAGGTGCTGGTGCCGCAGTTGCAGCAGCAGCTGCAGCAGGCCCAGCAGCAGCTGCAGCAGGCCAGTGCGTACGTGAAAACGGAGCAGGCGAAGCACCAGGCGCAGTTGCAGTTGGAGCAGATGCGCGTGCAGGCCGACATCCAGCTGCAGGCAATGAAGAACGCCGCGCAGATTGAGGTGAAGAAAATCGACGCCCTCACCAAGGGCGTGCTGCTCGACAAGCAGGCCGAGAATGAGGCGCAGGCGCTCGCGCTGGAGCAGCAGTATGCCCAGCAGCCGCTGTTTGCCGGCCCGCGTGGCGGGGCGCGCGACCTGGCGGCGCTGCTGCAAGCGGTGAAGCAGCCGCCACAGCCGAAGACCTACCGCGTGGTGCGTGACCCGCAGACGGGCCTGGTGATGGGCTTGGAGAGCGCCCCGGTGGAGGCGCTGCCACCAGAGGTGCCGCTTGACGCACCGCTCGACGCACCGCTGGAGACGCCGGGTGTGGAGGGGCTAGACGCAGGCACGGCCGCGCCGGCAGAGACGCCGGTGGGGGACGGGGGGCTCTAGTCATGCGACGGACGCTTCAGGCGCGCAATGCGGCGGCGGACGCGGTGTGTCGGCAGTTGGATGGCGGGCAGCTGCACTTCTATGACGGGGTGCGGCCCGCCTCGTGCGAGGCGCGCGTGACGCGTGCGCCGCTCGCCACCCTGACGTTCAGCACGCCGGCGTTTGCGCCGGCCCGCGATGGCATGGCGGTGTCGCGCCCGCTGTCGGCCACCTGGGCCGCGCGAGCGGGGCGCCTGACGTGGTGGCGCGCGGTGTCGGCGACCGGCGCCCCCGTGTGCGACGGCACGGTTGGCATGACTGGAGACGTCGACATGGTGGTGACCGTCGACACCGTCACGCCGCACGCGGCGGTGAGCGTCGCGCAGGTGACGTATGTGGAACCCGAAGGAGAACGATAGACGATGGCTCTAAATCCCAAGCGCAGCAACGTGGCGGTGAGCGCAGCCGCCGACGCCGTGTGCCCGCTGCTGAACAACGGCTACCTCCGCCTCTATGACGGCACGCAGCCCGCGACGGCGGACACCGCCGTCACGACGCAGACCAAGCTCGCCGAGCTGCGCTGGAACGCGACGGCCTTTGGGGCGGCGAGCAACGGCGTCGCCACGGCCAACGCCATTACCAGCGACAGCAGCGCGGATGCGACCGGCACCGCGACCTGGTTCCGCGCGCTCAAGAGCGATGGCACGACGGTCGTGTTCGATGGCAGCGTGGGCACCTCCAATGCCGACCTGGTCCTGAACTCGACCGCCATTTCGAGCGGAGCCCAAGTCTCCATCACCAGCTTCACCTACACCGAAAACAAGGGCTAATCCGTGGCCCACTTTGCAGAACTGGGTGACAGCAACGTCGTCCTTCGAGTCATCGTCGTCTCAAACGATGACGCGGGTCCGCTTCCCGGTGTGCGCGGTGAGGCGTTCTGTCACGATCTGCTCGGTGGGCGCTGGAAGCAAACCTCCTACAACACGCGTGGGAATGTGCATTACGACCCGGTCACCAATCAGCCTGATGCCGGTGAGCCGTTTCGAGCCAATTACGCCTGTGTGGGAGGAACCTACGACGCAGAGCGCGATGTCTTTATTCCTCCCTCGCCTGGACCAGAATTTGTCCTGAACACCGTGACCTATGTATGGGAGGAGCCGTGGCAACCGTAACCTATCTGGTGGTGGCGGGCGGAGCTGGCGGCGGCCCCGGTGATAACACCCAGTCTGGTGCCGGAGCCGGTGGCGCTGGTGGCTATCAAACGGGGACCCTGAATGTTACCGCAACGGCCTATACCGTCACCGTTGGTGGCGGAGGGGCCGCAGGGACTGGAACGAATCCTGGAGGCGACGGCACCAATTCGGTCTTCAGCACCATTACCTCGACGGCAGGCGGTGGCGGTGCCCATGCCACGTCAGGCTCACTCAATAATGGTCGAGCGGGTGGTTCTGGTGGTGGTGGCGCTCGCGGTGGCACCGGTGGGTCAGGCACGAGCGGTCAAGGCAATGCGGGTGGCAACTCCACCACTACCAATACTGGCGGCGGCGGTGGAGGTGGGGCGTCAAGCGCCGGAGGTAACAGTGTTGGCGGGTCCGCAGGTGCGGCCGGTAGCGGCACCGCTTCGTCAATTTCAGGTTCGTCGGTCACGTATGCCGTTGGCGGTACTGGCGGCTCGTCAACGGGCGCAAACACGGGCGCCAATGGCACGACCAATCGAGGAAACGGCGGAGGCGGTGGTGGTGGTAACTCCGGCGTATCGACCAATGGCGGCGCGGGCGGCTCGGGTATTGTCATTATCAGCTATACCACGGGCCTGCTAAGAGCAACGGGTGGCACGATCACCACCAGTGGTAGTAATACGATTCACACCTTTACAGCATCAGGCACGTTTACAGTGCAAAACGAGTATTTTGGGCAAACAGTCCAATCTCGGCAAGGCGTCAAGCGTGCGGCGTTTTTCTAAGGAGTGGTTGTGGCACAGTATCTGATTGGCAATGGGCCGATGCAAACGACGGCCGCGTTTGCGACGGTGACGACGGGCACCGCAATCAAGACCCTGCTCCAAGTAAAACCCGGAGCCACGGTGGCCGCCCGCGTCATCGAATGGGGCATTTCGTTTGATGGGGCAGCGGCTGCGACCCCTGGCAAGGTAGAACTCATCGAAACGGACGTCGCAGCCACGGTCACGGCCAGCGTCGCGAACGACATCACCAAATTTGATACGGCCGCGCTCCTCGGGGGCGATCCCACGACGGCCCTGTTCAGCGTGGGCACCACGTCTACTGGCTATACGGCCACAGCCGAAGGTTCGATTACGGCCGTCCGCAATCTGGCCGGTCCCCAGCTGATCGCCCCCACCAACCAGTTCATTCAACAGTTCCCGCTCGGCCGCGAACCGATCATTCAGGCAGGCAAGTTTGCCCGTATCCGCGTCACCTTTGGTGCGGCGGTCAACGCCTACTGCTACATGATTCTCGAGGTCTGATAGATGGCCCGACACGGACGCGCATTCCCACTGCGGTGGAGACGTCCTGGGCTGGCTACCTACGCTCAGTTGGCGGTCACCGGGACCGCCACCATTACCACCGCAGCGGCGGCGCTGGCGGCATCCGGTAACCTGACCTTTACCGGTACGGCCAGCCTCTCAAGTGCGGCCGCGTCGCTGACGGCGTCAGGCACCCTCGCCTACACCGGCGCCGGAGCGCTCACAAGCGCAGCGGCCAGTCTGACGGCCACCGGAGAAGACACCGTTGCCGGCACGGCCAGTGTCACTAGTGCTGCAGCCAGCCTGTCTGCGTCGGGCATTCAAGACGTCGCTGGCGCGGGCGCCCTGACGACGGCTGCCGCCAGCCTCGCGGGCGATGGCACGCAGACGCTCGTCGGCACGGGGGCGCTCACGACCGCTGCCGCAAGCCTGACCGGCACCGGCGCGCAAAGCACCGCCGGCACGGGCGCCGTCGACACGCAAGCCGCCAGCCTGAGCGGCACTGGCGTCGTCACCGCTGGCGCGGAGACGCCGACGGGCGGCGGCTATCTACCCGACACACTGTTCACCCGGCGCGAGACGCAAGCGGCAGTGGGGCGGGCGGCCCTGGTGGCCGTGGCGCCGCAGTGGCGGGCAGCCGTGGTCGAGGTGGTGCTGCCCCCACCGGCCCCCGCGCCCGACCCGTGCGTGGCGATGGCCTGGTGGGCTGCGGCGCCCGCGCAGGTGGCGGCCACAGTCGCGGTAGACCCGCTCGCGCACGCGCGCCAGGACGACGACGACATCGCGATGCTACTGCTCGCCATCGCGCATCGGTAGGGAGACGGAGATGACGACAGCCAAGCGCACGTCGGTGCGCGACATCCAAGCGGCGCAGGCGCACCTCCTCGTGCGCGTGACCGACATCGTGCTGCAGCGCTCCCTGTGGGGGCGACTGCGGTGGCTTCTGCTCGGGAGATAGCGGACCATGCCACAGCGTGAGACGACCGTCACCGTTCCCATCACCATGACGCCGGACGTGCGGCTGCGCTCGCAGCTGCGCGAGCAGTTCGCGCAGGCCACGCCCGAGGAGCTGGCGGCGCTGTCTGATGACGAGCGCCAATTCGCCATCGCCGAAGGGCTGCTGCCGGCGCCGGCGTCACCGCCCGCGAACGGCTCATTGCTGTCGATGCTGGCGCAGCGGCAGAGGCCGCTCGACGCGAACCAGTGGCTCCGCGAGCAGGTGATTGCCCCGGCCGCCGGATGGGCAGGCCGTACGCTGGGGTCGCTCTTTGGCGCCCTGGATGCGCCGCCCTCGCGGTCGTACCCCGCGAATGCGCCCTACACCTCGCCGCTCCGAATACTGAGTGCTGCCAACGCGGTGCTGCCGGCAGCGGCAGGCGTGGTGTATGACGCGGCGACGGGCCGTCGGCCGTCACGGCCCGTCGTTGACCCGATGCAGCCGGCCGAGGCGCAGGCGACGTTTCAGGGCGAAGCCGCGCGGCGTGGTGCGCCATCGCTCGTCCAACTGGGCGGTACGCTGGCGGACTTCGTGGTTGGCCCCGAGCATGGGCTGCAGGGCGTGGCGGCGGCAGGGTCGCTGCTCGGCGCTGGTGGCTTCTACTCCCGCCTAGAGCGCGCGGCGGCGACGTTGCCGGCCAAGGGCATGAAGGCCGAAAGCGTGCTCAACGCGCTGAAGCGCGCGCCCGAAGGCCTCAGCACCGAGGAGTTGGCGTGGCGCCGGGTGCCGGAGTTTCTGGAGAGCCGCAAGGGGCAGGTGGTGACGCCCGCCGACTTGCAGGCACACCTGGAGGCCAACCCGCTCAACGTGGAGCGCACGCTCTACAGCAAGAACGCCGCAGAGGCGTCGCGACGACAGCTGTACGCGGCAGCTGACGCCCTTGATTCTCGAATTGAGGCCGTCATGCGTGCGCGCGGGGAGGCGATGGCGAGAGGCGCGTGGGCAGATTACCAGCGCGCCCGTGAGCGCGGCGACACGAAGGCTGCGTTGGCGGCAGAGATTCGCATCAACGGCGCGAACCAGTACAGAACCGATGCGCTGAATGCTCGGCAGATGGCGCGCGAGGCGGCGAGTGGTAGCGACGGTGCGCGAGGGTGGCTGCAGTTGCATGGCTTTGCTGGCGATGATTTAGACGCGGTGATGCGCCATGCCGATGATGTCAACCGTTATGGCGACGCGATGAATGCAAGCGAGGCACGCCACGACAAATGGCAAGTGCCAGGGGGCACGGATTACAGCGTCTCCATGCTGAAGATGCCGTCAGATGCTAACGCGGTAGCCGCAGCCCAGCAGCGCGTAGTGGCCGCAGACGCCGGCGTGTCGGCGGCGCATGAGCGATACCGGAATATTCCAGAGCGCGAGCGATGGGGCGCGCCAGACAGGAATGGCGTGAGTGACCTCAGTGCGGTTGGGCGGGAGGCCGCACAGCGCGTTACGGAGGCCGAAGCGGAGTGGAAAAGCGCTCTAAACGAGTTGCGCGACGCGGAAGGGTTTGTCCATACCCATTTCCCTGACGACCGTAATCCCATTGTGCATACGCGCGCAAACACGCGGGCGCTGGAGTCAGGTGAGCGTGGGCGGTTTGTTGAAGAAGTGCAAAGCGACTTGCACCAAGCCGGGAAGAAGCAGGGGTACGGCGCCGCGTCGAACGGAGTCGTGCCAGACCTGCCGTTCAAAGACGCGTGGCCTGAGCTTGGCCTGAAGCAGCAGCTCCTCGAAGCCGCGCAAGACCCAGAGGCGCAGTGGCTGGGGGTCACGGCCGGCGAGACGCAGGCCAAGCGCTACGACCTCAGCAAGCAAGTGTCGGAGGTGCATTTATCCGGCACCGACTTCAGGGCGTACGACAAGAACGGTCGGACGGTCATGGAGCAGACCGGCGTGACCCCAGACATGCTGCCTGCAATGATTGGCAAAGAGCTGTCGGCCAAGTTGTTGGCGCAAGAGCCGCGTGGCACGCTGCGGTCGTTGTATGGCGAGGATATTAAGGTCGGCGGCGAAGGGATGCACGAGTTCTACGACAAGTTGTTGCCCAAGCGGCTGGAGAAGCTGGTCAAGCCGTTTGGCGGGCGTGTCGAGCAACTGCGCGTGGCGGCTGGGAAGGGCAAGACAGCGCCCGCCTGGGTGGTGCGCCTCACGCCCGAGATGAAGCGGGCGATTCTCACAAAGGGGCTGCCGCTGTTGTCACTCGGCGGCATCATGGCGACCGGCGCGGGACAACAGGAGGCGAAGTAACGATGCCAGGACCACTTATGCGGCGCCCAGCGCCGATTGACGTTGCCGCGCTGGCGTCGCGCGCGCCGGAGCCGCTCCGTCAGCCGGCAGGGACGCTGTTGCAATTGTTGGCCGATGCGTTGGGTGCGGATACCGTCGCAAACCCTGCGACGCTGGATGTCGCGCAAATGGGGCCGGCGGCGCCGCTGGCTGCTGTTCAGCGCGGCACGTTGCTGGAGCTGGCGAAGCCGGTCGGCAGCTTGGCAAAAGGTGTGAAAGCGACGCGCGTGCCTGGCGTCTACCAGTTGCGCGACCAGGTGGTGGACCGGCTGGCGCAGTTGTATCGGCACGGGCTACAGCTGCCGCTGACCGCAAATTGGGACGCGATGACCGACGAGCTGGCGGCAGCCGTTGGGCGCGATGCGCGCGCCGCGCGTCAGTGGTCGCGTTTGTGGGGCGCAACGTCTCCCAACACATCTGTGCCGGTCAACACGGCGGAGTCCGTAGCCGCGCACTTGTGGGCATTGGAGCACCCCAACGCCGCTATGTCAGTGGACGCCGCGCAGCAGTTGCAGCCAGTCAAGATTACGATGGCGCCATCAAAGGTGCCCAACATCAACCGCGCCCTTGCAGATGCGCCGCTGTCTGGCGACAAGGTGGAGGCGATGTCAGGGTTCATGGTCGGCGACGCTCGCATCCCCGTGGACGTGCATACACTGTGGGCGGCCGGCGCGACAGGCGACAAGCTCCAACCAGAGATTCCGGCGCTGCGGGCGCTCATGACGCGGGCCGAAGGGTTGCCAGCGCGGGGCGCCCTCACGGACACAGACATTTACTTGCGTTATGAGCAGGCGCTCCAAGACGCGTTGGCGCAAATTGAGCCAGCCCGCAAGGTCGGCAGCACGTTCGCCACGATGTGGGAAGGCACGCGTAACGCCAAGGGATTGAGCCACCAAGGCGGGCCGCTGGACATTTTGAAGCGCAAGGGGCTGTTAGAGGCCGGCGCGATGCTTGACCGGGATCGGCTGCGTCAGGCGTTGTCGCAGAAAGGCTGGACCGCCGGCGCGATTGCGGGCTTGCTAGCGGCGCTGCCATCGGCATCGCCCGATGGGGCGCGATGAGCTGCGGCGACATGGTCGTGCTGCGCGTCCGCGCAGGCGCGATACGACTGCGCGACCACGACAAAGCCGCACGCCGGGCATTTAGCGCGAGCCAGCGACGTCACGGGAAGGCGCAGCGTGGTTGACAAGGCGTCAAGTATAGCAGGCGCCACCTTCGCCGAGCTACTGGAGCAGCTCTGGCAGGCGCGCCATGACGGCGACGTGCTCGTGCGCTTCAGCGGCGGGAAGCCGCAATATATCGAACTGATTACGCCGCAGCGGTTGTGGTGCAAGGAACGAGGCGTAGACTACGAACACAGGGGTCTGCGGACCCGTGAAGGGGTGGTGCGGCGACCCGCGTAATGCGGGTGGCGCGACGCCCCACCCTGAACGGCGCAACGTCATCGCGCCACTCATAGGCTAGACGCCCAGCGCTTCGCGGCCTGGGATTGGCCCGTATCGACAGCGAGACGCTGTCGGTGCGGGCTTTTTTGCGTTTTCAGGACTGCATGAGCGAACCGACCGCTGTCGTCGACGCCCCCGCCCCGGCCACGCCGGACCCCTCGACTATTGGCTCGCTGGCCGACTACGAGGCCGCACGCCCCCAGCTGTTGAAAGACAGCAGCACGCCGCCCGAGCGCGGCGACAGCGCCGACACCATTCGCGAGCGCCTGCTCGGCGAGCAGGAGGAGCGCGCCGGCGAGCGCGCGCGCGACACACGCGGCCGGTTCACGAAGACCGACGCGCCAGACGCGACCCAGGCAGCTCTAGACACGGCAGAGGTCCAGCCGGCCGAGGCGGTCGAGACGTCGGCGCCTGAGCGCCGCAAGAACCCGCAGGAGCGCATCGCCCACGTCGTCTGGGAGCGCGAGCAGGCGCGCCGCGAGGCGGCGGCGCTGCGCCAGCAGTTGGAGGCGCTTCAGCAGGGCCGCATGGCCCCGGACATGACGGCGCCGCCCGCCCAGGCGATGCCACCGGCGATGCCGCAGGGCGCGCCGCAGGCGCAGGCCAGTGACCCGCCGCCGTCTGAGGAGCACTACCAGACCTACGCCGAGTTCGTCGCGGCGACGGCCCGGTGGTCGGCGCGGCAGCAGTATTTGGAACTCCTCCAGCATGCCCAGGCGCAAGCCGAGGCGCAGCAGGCGGCCGACCTCCGGCAGACGCGCGCGAGTGCGTTCGCGGAGCGGATGCAGGCCGCTGAGCAGGCCGATCCGGCGCTCCTGACGGGCCTGTCGCCCGAGGTGCTGGAGCTGCGGCCCGCGATGTCGCTGCAGCCCGGCGAGCAGCCCGACGGCGGGACGGCGATTGCCGACGCGCTCTTGGAGATGGACCACCCGCAGCACGTCATGCGGTACCTGTCGAACCACCCCGACGACTTTCGGCGCATTCGTGCGCTGCACCCGATGCTCGCCATGCGCGAGGTCGGTCGCATTGAAGCCAGGCTCGACGCTGCATCCAGCGGCTCGGTGTCGCAGCCCTCCCTCTCACAGGCCAAGCCTCCGATTCAGCCGGTCGGACGCGGAGCCAGTGTGCCAACCGGCGCGCGCGACCCCAAAGACATCAGCTCCTTGGCTGAGTGGGAGGCCGTGCGGCGCTCGTTTGGCGCGAGATAAGCGATGGCAAATTCATTCCTGACCAACGACGTCATTACGCTCGAAGCCCTGCGGATTTTCCGCAACAACCTGGCGGCGACGCAGCACACCGACCGCAAGTTTGAGGCACTGTTCGGCCAGAACGGCAACCAGTCGGCGACGGGCGCGACCATTCGCATCCGCAAGCCCAACCAGTACACCGTTCGCACCGGGGCCACCTACTCCGCACAGGACATCACCGACGAGTACACCTCGCTGACGGTGGACCAGCAGATTGGCGTCGACACGTTCGTGACGTCGTCGGACATGGCCCTGTCGCTGTCGAGCTTCAGCGACCAGATTCTGAAGCCGCAGATTGTGCTGCTGGCGAACTATGTCGACAGCTACATCCTGTCGAACGCCTACAAGCAGGTCGCCAACGCGGTGGGCACGCCCGGCACGACGCCGACGGCGCTCTCCACCTATCTGGACGCCGGCGCCAAGCTCGACCAGTTCGCGTGCCCGCGTGATGGGCAGCGCGCGATGGTCATCGGGCCGCAGAGCCAGGCGAACATCATCGACGCGTTGAAGGGGCTGTTCAACCGCTCGGGCAAAATCTCGTCGCAGTATGACGACGCCGAGATGGGCATGAACGTCGCCGGCTTCAACTGGCAGATGGACCAGAACGTGGCGACGCACACGGTCGGCCCGCTCGGCGGCACGCCGCTCGTCAACGGCGCCAGCCAGACCGGCAGCAGCCTCGTCACCGACGGCTGGACGGCCTCAGCGGCCTCGCGCCTCAAGCAGGGCGACGTGTTCACCATCGCCGGCGTCTACGCCGTCAACCCGGTGAGCAAGGCCAACACGGGCGTGCTGCAGCAGTTCGTCGTGACGGCCAACGTGTCGTCGGACGGCTCGGGCAACGCGACCATCCCCATCTACCCGGCCATCACGGCGTCGGGCGCGCAGCAGACCGTCAGCGGCTCGCCGGCGGACAACGCGGCCCTCACCGTGCTCGGCGCGGCCAACACGCTCACCGCGCAGAACATGGCGTGGCACAAGAGCGCGATTGCGCTGGCGTTCGCCGAGCTGCAGAAGCCGCAGGGCGTCGACATGGCCTCGGTGAAGACCGATGCCGACAGCGGCGTCTCGCTGCGCTTCGTGCGCTACTACGACGGCGACAACGACCGGTTCAAGTGCCGGTTCGACGTGCTGTTCGGCATGAAGGTCGTCCGTCCCGAATGGGCGGTGCGTATCGCAGGCGGCGCGGCCTAGTCGCGTGACCCCTGACCCGGTGGTGGGCGCGTGCTCACCACCGGGCCGTTCTCGTTCGCAGGAGGCACGTCATGCGGTCACGCGATAGTTTTCAGAAGTGGGTCGCCATCACGCCGAGCGACACGGTCGACATCGGCGAAACGACGGCCGACGACGGCAAGGCGAAGGCGCCCCAGGCCATCTACGTCGGGGGCACGGGCAACGTCGTCGCCGTGATGGGCGACGGCACCACGGGCACCTTCACGGGCGTCCCGGCGGGCACCGTGCTGCCTATCACCCCGATTCGGATTAACAGCACCAGCACCACGGCCACGGCGCTCGTCGCGCTGTATCAGGTCTAGCCCGTGACGATTGGCGACGCCATCACGGCGGCCTTGCAAGACTTGGGCGTCGTGGCGGCCGGCGAAGTGCCGGCGCCCGAAGACAGCGCGCTCGCGCTGGCGCGCGTCAACGACTGGCTCGACGCCCTCGCGACGGAGGGGCTGACGATGTATGGGCGGACGCGCACCACCTGGGCGTTGACGTCGGGCGTCAACGCCTACAGCGTCGGCAGTGGGCAGACCGTCGATGTCGTGCGCCCCACCGGGCCAGCGGCCATCCTGAATATTGGCTACCAGGACACGTCGCTGTCGCCGGTAACCGAATATCTCGCGGGTCGGCCACTCACGGAAGACGCCTACGCCGCCATTCGGCAGAAGACGTTCCAGAGCACCTACCCGAGCGCGTGGTATTACGACCCGCTGTATCCGGTGGGCACGTTGACCTGTTGGCCGGTGCCCACCAGCACGACCCTGCAGGGCGTGCTCTATACCGCCAACCCGTTGACGGAGTTTGCGGCGCTGACGGACACGGTCGCGCTGCCGCCGGGGTATCGCCGCTTCCTCCGAAGCAACCTCGCCGTCGAGCTGGCGCCCAGCTTTCAGGCGCAGCCCTCGCCGGTGGTGCTGGAGCAGGCGGTCGCCGCGAAAGCGGCGATTAAGCGCGCGAACCTGCGCGAGGCGGACCTGTCGCTCGGGCTGGTCGCGGGCCTTGGCCGCCGGCGCACGGTGTCGCGCGCGCAGTTCGACGGGGGCTGGTTCTAGATGCCGGCCTATCCCAATTTCATCGGGGGCAGCTACACCGCCCAGTCACCGCTCGCCAGCGGCGAGCGGACGGTGAATTGGTATGTCGAGCGCGCAGAGGTGGCCGGCGCGAGTGCGCCGCTGGCGCTCTATCCCACGCCAGGCGTGGAGCAACTCACCACGGCCACGACCAGCCCTGGTCGCGGGACCCTGACGTGTCAGCGGCGCGTGTTCGCGGTGATTGGCAATGTGTTCTACGAAGTGGACCCATCGACGTATGCGCTGACGTCGCGCGGCACGGTCGCCAGTGACACCAACCCAGCGAGCCTCTGCTGGAACGGCGACGGCGGCGGCCAAGTGTTTGTGTGCTCCGGCGACAACGGCTACATCTTTGACCTGCAGACCAACGCGTTCACGCAGGTCCGCACGGGCGCGACGACGATGGGCGTCCACCTCGATGGCTATTTCATCGCGCTCGACGCGGCGACGTCGACGATCTACCTGAGCGACCTGCTCGACGGCACGACGTGGGACCCGACGCAATACGCGCAGCGCAGCACCGCGTCGGACCCGTGGGTGTCGATGGCCGTGCTCGACCGGTATCTCTACCTGTTCGGCACGCAGACGTCCG